GCTCTTTCGAGCCGACTCCGGTTGCGTTGGATTTAGCCCTAAAAAGCTTAAGCGTAATCTTACCATGTACCAGTTGACGGTTATACCGTAATATCCCTATTAGTCTCCTAGGAGCTTGGGCCTGCTAGAGGTGCAATACCTCTACAAGTGGTTAATGGAACGATGTTCGTTAGCGCTTTCGAGCGTGGTCTGATAGCAACACACCTTGTCTCTCCATCCCGCAGCTTTCGCTAAAGGTAAAGAGTAGATTTAGGTGGGAGGGATTTAAGTCACACCTTTTAGGTGAACTCGATCTCTTTTCTACGCGCCGCCCAGCCATCCAGGATAGACCTCGGGAATAAATATACCGAGAGCGTCGTTCTGGTGGTTGGAGCGGCTCTATCCCCAAAGGGGGAGTTAACTGCAATATGGTGATATATGACTACCACGAGTAAGGAAAACCGACAGCGTGCTTCGTTACATGAACAACAGACATACTGGGACTATTATAGTGGGAATTCTTTTTACCCACCATATGACGCCTCGTTTTATGTTGATGATGTGGAAGCTTACTCCGGTTTTGATAACCCAAAGTGGCGGTCAATAATCAAGAACCATGGCGATGCGACTAATTATGCCCATGCGAGTCGGACTACAACCGTGATGCAACAAGGTTCGTTCGGATTTATTGAGACGCAGATGATAACAATCGTCCCGTCTCCTCCGGATGCCCCTTATGACATTCTCGGCCGCGTTCAAACTCGTACAGGCTATGGTCAATACGTCGTAGTTCCTCTGCCCGTAACTTCGGTTATTGGGACAGTTGATGCAGTTGATATTGCAAAGGCCAATTTTGTTTCCCGTTGCCGCTCAAGGATGTCGCCTGCTTCAGGCGGTGTTATCTTGGGCGAGATAAGGGAAACACTACGTTTAATCCACCATCCTGCGATGGCGATTCGTCAGTCCTTATCCAGCTATCTGGGTAAGGTTAAATCTCAACATAGGAATCTTAAAAAGATGCCTAAGAGAACTGCACGAGGCGTTGTAGCAAACACATGGTTGGAATATGCGTTTGGCTGGCAGCCCCTACTTCATGATGTTGAGGACGCAGCGCATGCGCTTGCCGACTTGACTACCAAGATCCCCCCTAACGAGGAGGTCTCGGCATCCGGTAAAACGGAAAGTGACTTAGGAAGCTATGAGAATTATGGAGGTGGCGGTAATCAGGTTTTTTCATACCAGATACGCAGCAAGGAGCAAGCGTCTGCGCAAATATACGGGGCGATTAACCGACAGGTTAATCCGTACCCGACATTTCGTAGTTCGTTTGGCCTTCGCCTCCATGACTTTTTGCCAACACTATGGGAGTTAATCCCATATTCCTTTGTAGAAGATTATTTTACCAATATTGGTGACATGATCTCCTGTGCTTCATTTGCTGAGTCGAACCTAGCGTGGATGGGTATGTCGGTTGTAGCGAAGCGCGTGAACGAAAGTTCAAGCCCAGTAGATGTAACCGACTATCAAAACATACCGGGTTTCCAGACTCAGGGAGGTAGCATTAGTGCGGGCTCTATGAAGCGAACGTATGAGGAATTCACTAGAATAGGGGCTTTCTCTTTGGTTCCCAGTTTGCATTTTCGCATCCCGGGTTCTCCCAAAGTGGCCTTTAATCTAGCGGCTCTTTTTGCGCAAGCTGATGGTGCTCGTTTTCATCGATAATTAACCTAAAGGTCAATACCAATGACTATTTCAATCACCTCTCCAATAACTGGAGGTGCTCAGACGGGTCACGCTACACCGGCTTATACCGGGGTGGCAGATACGGCCCCTGACATCAGTGGGAAGCAATTTGCGATTACCGGAGTTACCGGTACCGTTCCTGGCTTCCGCGCGCACACGGTGTCTGATCCTTGTACCGTTACAATTTTCCGACCTAAAGCTGTAAAAGTGCTTCAGTCGGCGAACCCAGTGACGGGCCGTTACGGAGCGATTCCGAAAAACCAGTACGTTTGCATCGTGCGAAAGGGTGTCAACTATGCGGCCAATCAGGCCCCAGAAGTTGCTATCCTTCGTATGACTGTAGACGTGCCGGCCGGTGCAGACGCTTATGATGGTAACAGCTGTCGGATCCTTATGGGTTTGGCGGTTGGTGCCCTCAACCAGCAGAGCGCCGGTTTCGGTGATATGCTCACGAATGCCATCATTTAATTGATGGTGTTTAGCGTAACATAGGGGTTTGACATCATGTTAGTACCAACTGATGTTCTCATTTCCGCTCTTGACGCCGATATCAAAGCAAATACAGGAAAGCCTCTTGCGTTTATAAAACGCGCTGGGTCACCTCGTGTTTTCGATGATTCCCATAATCTTGCATGTGCTGCGTCTATTGCTAATTCGTTATTCAAGAAATTTCTTCCTGAATCGACGACGTTACAAGACGATGCTGCACTTGTTAAGTTTCTAGCAGTCAATAAGGCTGCTGGAGAATGGGAGCTCAAGTTAGTATGTGCCGGTGATGAAGAGCTTTTCGGTGACCTTAAGCGGGTCATTGACGAGTTCCTTCACATCGACAGGCTGTACCCGCTACCCTGTGACCTCGACACAATCTTCTCGAAAGGGAAGGTTGGGCCTGGGGCCAATATTGGCGCGGTAAACGGAGATTTTTATTCAAAGATCTTCGGAGGACCATTGACTTGTTCATCTGCGGGTCTGGCTTATCATTACCAGACCACTATCCAACGGTATCCGATGTGGAATTCAGCTGAGGCCTTTCGAGCCCAGCTCCATACCGCACCGAAGGTAGTAAAGACGTCTAAGCTTAGCTTCGTGCCAAAAAACGACACGATTTCACGTTCCATTTGTACCGAACCTACGCTGAATACTTTTTATCAGCTCGGGCTAGGACAAGTTCTCACTGGCAGGTTAAGGTCCTTTTTCGGGATCGATTTAAATCACCAGGCCGAACGGAATGCTCGATTAGCTCGTATTGGATCAACAGATGGTTCATGGTCTACTATAGATCTTGAATCTGCTAGTGATAGTATCTCCTTAGGGTTGTGTCGGGAGATTTTCCCGGCATGGTTTATGGGTTACTTAAGCTTGCTACGCAGCTCTGCTGCTAGGTTGCCCAGTGGCGAGGTGGTTGAGTTAAAGATGGTTAGTTCGATGGGGAACGGTTATACCTTTCCTCTTCAGACTTTGATCTTTAGTGCGATTGTACAAGCGGTGTATTGCTCCCTCGAGATGAGGGGGCGATCTCACGTATTTGGAGATGACATTGTCGTGAAGACAATCGCCTATCGCCGGGTTTGCCGGCTTCTTCAGATATGTGGGTTCACAGTTAATACCGCCAAGTCCTTCTGTGAAGGATCGTTTCGCGAGTCCTGCGGCCGCGATTATCTCAATGGTAGAGATATCCGAGGGCCTTATATCAAGCGTTTAAAGACGCCTCAGGACTTGTTTGCCGCTATCAATATGCTAAACCTTTTTACTGCTAAGACGGATTTCGCCTTACCGAATTTGGTGAGGTGTTTGATGTCAAAGTGTGAAAGGGTTGAGGTCCCGCTTTGGGAGGATCCGTCCTCCGGCATTCTGACCCCGCTTATGATAGCTAAAACCACGCCTCGGAGTTTGCAACTCCAGGGAAAGATGTACGTTAAGTACGTCTTCGTACCGCGATTGTTCCGTCTCGGCGATCACGACGTTCGTCTGCCCTCGGGCAGACGGGTTAGTGTGAACCCTGATGGGATTCTTACGGCTGCGGTTGGTGGCTTGGCTTCATCGTCCGGCTTACCTGTACGTTTGTATGGGCGCTGGAAGAAGAAGCGATTTTCGAGTTCCTCGTGGGACTCGATTTCTGCTCAAGCCGGATTACAACCCGGTCTTGAGCTGGCGCAGTTTGTAACTGCGTTCTACTTAAACGATTTGTTAAAGTAGAAACCCGAG